TTCATTGTTATTTTCATTGTTATTTTCATTGTTATTTTCATTGTTATTTTCATCATCACTATCATGTTCGAGATCAAGATCACCATCGTCTTCATCGTCTTCATTGTCTAGATTATGATCATTAATAGATACTGTGATATTAGCAATATTTATCATCGGTTCGTGGGGACTATTTACGGGACTAATCGAGTTATTTGTGTCATTATGATCTTCATGTTGTGTATCTAGTAAAGCAAGGGTTGTGGCGTTAGTATTATTTTCGCGTAAACGATCTATAACATTATTTAACGAGGTTCTAATATTTTCGGGTATGGTTGTAAATATTTGTTCATTGTCGGTATCATGACGTGTAATATATTGGTTTGTATCAAAGTTAGGCATTGATTCGTCTCTACTATCTGTATGAGTATTTCTTGGCGATTCTAGGAAAACATTATCAACAAAAGAATATCGATATTGATGTGTTTCAATATTATCAAAAATAAAGCGACCACTACTATCTCTTATACTTTTCGCAAATGTAAATTCGTGTGCTTTCGCATTGTATATTTTTCTACCATAACTGGGATTTAATTTGTTAAAACGCAATAAATTACGTTTTAATTTTTTAAAACTTAAATTGCGACAGGCTGGGTTAAGCGAGTAATTATAAAGTAAATAATCCTTTAAAAAAACTTGAAAGGTGTGAATTATTTTATTTTTAGGGAATAAAGGATGAATATTAATACTATTAAGATGTTGTTTGTGTTCTAATAATAATTCTTTAATATAATAATGTTTATCGTCATCTGAGGAAGTATTTACGAAATGTTGAATGGCATAATCACGAATAAAACATTCATTGTTATGAGTAAACAATAGAATATCAAAATTATGCAAAAAGTACTGCTGTAAAAGTGTAGGCATAATATAATTGCTTGAACGTATAGTAAAATATATATGATACAATTGGCTAATTGAAAAATTAATATTTGTATATGGATTTTTGGGTATTAATGGTTCTACAAAAAAGTCGGGTGAGTTAGACAAGGATGTGCACACGATATTTATGATATCTGAAATTCTAAAAAAATAAATAGTTTTTGAAGATTCATCATATATTTTAATGATCGTTGTCTCTTTAAAATTAGATAAGGGTGTCATACATAAATCTGTATTAATATCATAAATCTTAGCTTTTTTTACTTTATACAAATATGCTAACTTACAAAACCCTAAATATATTAATTGTGCTTCATAAAATTTCTGAAGTAATATTTTCTTAGAGCGTTCAATAGCAAATGTATTATTAATTGTAGAATTATACAGAAGAGAATATTTTTTTTTTAAGATTAATGAACTCGGTACATATTTTAATGCATTCAAATATCCATAGCTGATAAAATCACGATTCATTAATTGTTTATTTTCATTTAAATAATAAGCAACTTCATTGACATTTATATCTGGATATAATTTTGATATAATATATTCAAATGCTTGCATAATATATTATATATAGTATTTTGTTTATTTATTATTATTTAAATAAAGTTAATTAAATAATGTTCTATGTAGCGTTAAATAATTTATGTTTTAATTGTATTTTATATAAGACATACGAAACAATCAACGGACCAGTTATATGCCAAAGTGTTTGATTTATAACCATACGTTCCCAATCATATTTATTTGAAGCATCTTTTGATTGAAAAACGAAATAAACGGGTATTATTGCTCCTAATAAATATATTTTATCTAAATAAACGTATGTTATTACAATCATGATAATAACCATTAAGGTCGCCATTAATCGATCAATACCATAAATAATACTTTTTTTTCGTTTACCATATTTTTGTAATTGTAAAGAAGGTAACAAATAGTCGGCTGAAAAAACCAAGAATGTTTGTACAATCCACAATACTTTATATAAGATGGTCCATTTATTTGTATTTTTAATAAAAAAAACAGGGAGAAGATAAAAAAAAGCGGAATAGCCAACTAAACGCGAGGTTTTTTTAAAACCAGGATCATATGGATTACTTTTAAAAAAACCTTCTGTTAATAATTTTAGATGTTGCTTAAACAAATGTATCATATCTTAATACTTACACATTAAAAATATAAAAAATATTTTATATAAAATTTTATATTTTATTTAAAATTGTTGTCGAATCTTGTTAGAACCCGGGATCATAATCATCATCGCTCTCTATGTTTGTGGGTGCGATAGTATCGGTGTTATTATTAATTTCAAGATTATTTATATCGCAAGGGTCTGTTGATGAGGATAATCCCTCAAAGGTGTCCTCGATAAATTTGGCGTCATCCTCATCTTCCCAATCATCAACAGAAAGTGTCGACATCATTTGGGTATCAATAATAGTTTGGAATGAGCTTGTGCCAAAATACCCTTCTTGACCACACATGACGTTTGAGGATACACCTCGCATCAAATCTAATTCGGCATGGCGTGCCGCTTTCAAAAACATTTCCGGTGTTTCCTCAAAAGACGCTTTGGCAATTGGTCCAGTATCATCGTTGTTCAGGCCATGCCTAAATATAGACACCATTGTATCATTGCAGGTCATTCTATCACAGAGAATACTCAGGTGGTGATAATTAATATAGGTGCTATCAAATTCAATGACTTCTGATATTTCATTAAATATGGCTTGTCGTGCCGATTCGATGCCAAATGTTCTATAAATTTCCTGAATGTCATTAGTAAAAGTGCGGTTCACGTCAATATAATCTAGCGCTAGTAGATCCAGCAAGTTGGTGCCTACGGTATCAATGACCCAGGCATTTTTCTTTACATACACGCCTTCTTCTTCAACCATATTATCGGTAATTTTTCTAGGCAACACACTTTCTATTTTTTGAATGCCCCGGAGCACCAAATTATTCAGTAAATTGTCTTGGAAATTCTTTAGCAAATATATTTCGTCGGTTTGATCCAGAGTTTGCTGTTTTGTGCTAGATTTTTTGGAGGTGTTAATTCTAATACGGAATACGAGGTTATCGCTATTATAATCACTATAAATACAATTTATTTCATCACCATATATATTTTTAATGGCAAAGTTTATATCATCCATCGTAATATTATGGTCAATCATATTTTGTGTATTCATTTTCATTCGTATAATCCATTTGGATTTATTTTCATTTTTATATTCATCGTCATCACTACCCGCACAATCTGCAAACATGGTTTCAAACATTTTAAATTGTTTAACCAATAGTTCATCATCCGCGATGAGTGTTTCGTCATCATTGGGATCAAAGCAAATATTAACGTTATCTACAATGTTGCACAATTTGATGTGTTCTAGTTTGTGCATAATACGTTGTGCATTGTTCATATCAGATTCTTCCTCTTTAAACAAATGAACAGTACAGGAGGGGTTTTTAGGATTAACGGACAAAGACAAAATTTCTTCAATCCGGGGAACACCACGTGTGACATTACTTTTACTTGCTACACCAGCAAAGTGGAAGGTGTTCAGTGTCATTTGTGTGGTAGGTTCACCAATACTTTGGGCGGCAATAATACCCACCATTTCGCCAGGAGATACAATAGCATTTTTATACGCATCGACAATGTGGTTTACGAGTAAAATTAGCGATTTCCGATTAAAACGTTTCACCATCAAAAGGTCTTTCGGATTTAAATAATAATAATACATTGTTTTAAACAATGAGGTGGGTTTCACATATGTTAAAAGTTCCAACTGATGATAGCCGTTATCGATAATTTCCATGGCCTCGAGTGGCGTGATATTAACCATAGAATTAATATTAATAAATTGTTGTCCCTGCACATTATTAATAATATGCGTAAATGCCACAGGAATATGCACCACATCATTGTGGTGGTTATGAAATACATTTTCAATAATATCTTTTCTAGAGGATATCATAAACTCGATGAGTTCGCTGCATTTTTGTGAAAGTTCTTTTGCTTGTTTCGCGATACGCTTAATGGTTGGTTTGGTATAAGCGGTGGTGAAGGGAGAATCTTTGGTTTCATCGCTTGGCATTTGATAATGTGCGTATATTTCGTCAAGCGACATATTAATGAGAGGGAGTTTTTGATTTTCAACTTTAACTGGATCAAAGCCGTCTTCGCCATATGAATATTGAATAATCTTATTTTTGTTATTTCTGACAGTCATGTCGTACTCCACTTTTATATCTTCCAAGCCTTTCACCAGACGTCTTTGGATGTAGCCAGTTTGACTCGTTTTAACAGCGGTATCAATAATACCAACACGGCCACCCATCGCATGAAAGAAGAGCTCTTCTGGTGAAAGACCGCCAATGAAGGAGCTTTCAACAAATCCTCGCGCTGCGGGAGAATCATCGAATTTGGTGAAATGTGGGAGTGTTCGGTCTTCAAAGCCATACGGGATGCGTTTACCATCCACGTTTTGCTGTCCAAGGCACGAAATCATTTGTGAAATATTTAGATCACTGCCTTTAGAACCTGCTTCAACCATGGTAACGAATCGATTGGTCGACGATAAACTAGTACGCCCAATTTTACCGGCAGTCTGTGTGGCCTGATTAAGAATATTGTTCACTTGTGTTTCAAATTCTTTTTCGTTTGGTTTTCCAGTTTTATTTTCAAAAATACCCAAATGTGTTTCGTCAATCAGAGTATTTACTTCACGTTTCTTTTTATTAATGGCGTGTACAATTTCGCCATTGGTGACATCATCCGCGATAAGATCGCTGATGCCAACACTATATGAATGCGATTTCATATATTCCGTGACAATATTTTGTAGATTATCAATGAAATCGGCGGAGGCAATATTACCAAAATCATTACAAATGCGGTGCAAAAGTCCACGGGATCCATCACCTAGGACTCCTTTTTCCATCTGCCCGCGGATATACTTACCATTGAGAATCTCTAATACATTATTTGACGATTCAAATTTTTCATCATCTTTGAATCTTTTTGTTTTATATTTCAAAGTTAGTGGTGGTAAAATTTGACTAAGCACCTCAAACGTTGAGATAGTGTCTGTCTTTGGAAACTCGCTAATATTAACGTTCGTGATTGGCATCAACAAATTCATAGCGGTTCTCACCGAAAACCGCAAATCTTTTTTAGAAATAAGATGACTACCCAGGAGGGAATCTTGGAATATTCCCACAATAGATTTGTTGTTAGCCGGACTGATAATTTGCCACGGAACCGCGGCAAGATGTTTTAGTTCAGCCTCACTCTCTGCATCTTGTGGCATATGTAAATTCATTTCATCACCATCAAAATCAGCATTATAAGGTTTGGTATCACCAACATTCATCCGAAATGTATCACCGACCGGCATAATCCGCGTGACGTGTCCCATCATAGACATTCGGTGAAGGGTCGGTTGGCGATTGAACAATACATGATCACCATCCATCATATGACGATGAACAATATCACCAAGTTCAAGTTGTATAGATTTGCGATCAACATAGCGCAGAGAAATATTATCGCCATTTTTGCGTTCCAGAATTTTCGCACCTGGATGTACATCGGGACCATTTTGCACCAATTTCAACAAATAAGATTTGTTGCGCTTATTTACGATGATTGGTTTTGTTAAATTTTTAGCAATTTTAAGAGGCACACCCAACTCTCTAATAGAGAGGTTTGGATCGGGAGTAATTACCGAACGTGCCGAGAAATCAACTCTTTTTCCCATCAAATTTCCACGTACGCGCCCCATTTTCCCATTGAGACGTTCTTTAATAGATTTAAGTGGTCGTCCCGAACGTTGCGCCACCGATGCTACACCGGGGATTTTATTGTCCACGAGGGTTGCTACATAGTATTGTAGCACAGTTGTCCAATCATTAATGACGTTGGCAGCTGCATTCGATTTAATTTTTTCTTCGAGAGTTTTATTTGCTTTGATAATATTTACAATAATGTGGCTGATATCGTCTTCACTGCGCTGTTGTGAATCATGTTTAACCGAAGGTCGAACGGCGGGTGGCGGGATAGCCAACACTTGACAAATCATCCAATCTGGTCTAGACCAAATAGGGCTAAAACCCATAAAGGAAACATCATCATCGGTAATTCTTGAAAACAATTTAAGGACAATTTCAGGCGTCATGGTCAATGTGAGTTTATCATTACCTTCGGTTGCTACACCTTCCATATCATCCCATTCCGCAATGATAGTAGCTAGACCTTCTTTTTTTAGTTTGTTGGGTTGTTTGCATCCACAACCATCATCCGTTTCTTCACCGCAACGTTTTACTTTACTTGCTAAAGCAAATACAAAATTCCAGCGATCATCATTATTCATTTTCAGCGCATGTTTGTAGTGTTCTTTACTAATTAAAAGCTTACTACATTTAATGCACGTGCATTTTAATATTTTAATAATAGTATTTAAGTACTGAATATAGAATAGTGGACGTACAAGTTCAATATGACCAAAATATCCCGGTGTTTGCATATAATCATAGCCATCGGTAGGACAAATAAAGCCGGGTTCAAGAACACCCATTCTGGGGTCAAACAAACCATTAATAACAGGTTTACCATTGACATATGTTTCTTTGCTGGTGATGGCGGCGACGGAGCCTTTCCTAATTTCTTCCGGTGATAATATACTAAATTGTATTCCAATTACTTTTGCGGGTGATTTTGTATGAATAATCCCTTTTGAATTTTGAGCCATACTTATATTAACATAATAATATTTAGATAGGTTTATTTCAATTTTATAATTTATCTTAAAATATTCATAAAATTGAAGTAAATGATATAAATAATAAATAGAATACAATTATAATGCCTTCTGACAAAAACAAAGATCATAAGATTAAAAAAGGTGATAAAAAAAGTAAGGGTAAATGCAATAAAAAATACCAACGTAAGTGTTCATCACGTGAATTGGAACGTAAAAATCATTCTTCGAGTGATGATGAAGAGTATGATAGTGAAAAAGACGAGTGTTTTGATCAAGCGGAATATCGTCAACTTTTGTCTCAATTATATCCGTCAAAATATTCCCAGAAACGGGCGAAAATGGCATCACTGCCAAAAATAAACAAAAAGAAAAAACAACGACGTCCAGAAACAGAATCGGAGGAATGTGATGACAGCGAGTATGATGATAGCGAAGCATCCAGCGAGTATGATAGTGAGGATTCTTACACAAATGATACCAAAAAATCCAATTTCAATATTATATTTACCATGGGAGGGAAATATGACGATGAGTATGATAGCGATGAAGATAGTGATTATGAAGAGGAGAGTGAATATGATAGTGAGGAAGAGGAAGAAGAAGATGTGGTAGAATATAATACCGGTGAAGAGGAGGAGGAGGAAGAGGAAGAAGAGGAAGAAGAGGAAGAAGAACAAGATAAAAAACAGCAAAAGAAAAAGAAAAAACGTGTGCTGAGCGAGGAAGAAGAAGATGAAAACAAAAATTATATCGAGAAATTCAAAACTATGATTGCAAATATGTCAGAAAAAGATAAAAAGAACGCTTTTACAAAACAAATGATTGCAGATTTTAATAAGCGTGAACAGGAGTTTTGTAAATTGCAAAAAACCAAAACTAAAAAGACCAGAAAAAAAAACACAAAAATGTTTAAAAAGTTGTTGCGCGAAAAAAATGTCATGAATGATACTAATTATTTTAAAAACAAAATTACATTGGATGAGCAAAAACTGATAATTAAACAAATTGAAGATATTAAAAAACATTGCAATGTTGATAAACCCTACCGATTGGCATTGTTGGATGCGGATATTCCTATTCCATACAAAGCATGTGCGTATCGCAAAATCAATACGCTGAAATATATGGAACCTGGTGGTGGTGAATATCATAAAATAAAGAATTGGGTCGATACATTTATGCAATTGCCCTTTGGAGCGCATAAAACATTGCCACTTACTATTGAGGATGGTGTCGATAAATGTCATGATTTTATGGAAAATGCGAAACATATTTTAGATAATGCGGTCTATGGTCTGGATGATGCTAAACTACAGATTATGCAATTTGTTGGCCAGTGGATAGCTAATCCCACCGCTATTGGTACTGCGATTGCCATTAAAGGGCCCATGGGAACGGGTAAAACAACCCTAGTCAAAGAAGGTATTAGTAAAATTCTCGGCCGTGATTTTGCCTTTCTTGCTCTGGGTGGTGCCACTGACAGCAGTTTCCTGGAAGGTCATTCGTACACGTATGAGGGTTCGACGTGGGGAAAAATTGTAGATATATTGCTTCAAACAAAAAGTATGAACCCAGTCATTTATTTTGATGAGTTGGATAAACTGAGTGATACTCCGAAGGGCGAGGAGATTGCTGGTATTTTGACCCACTTGACCGACACATCACAAAATAGTAAATTCCATGATAAATATTTTGCAGAGATTGATTTTGATTTAAGCCGGTGTTTGTTTATCTTTAGCTATAATGATGAGTCTAGGGTAAATCCAATTCTTCTAGACCGCATGTATCGTATTCAAACTAAGGGTTATGATAAAAAAGAAAAAACCACCATTGTAAATAACTATTTGCTACCGAAAATACGGGAGCAAGTTAAATTTTCCGAAGAGGATGTTAATATTCCGGAAGAAACAATTCATCATATTATTGATACCTACACAGACGGCGAATCTGGTGTTCGTAATTTGAAGCGGTGTTTAGAGGTTATTTATACTAAACTAAATCTGTATCGGTTGATGAAACCCGGCACCAATTTGTTTGAGAAAAATCTAAAGATTGATATTAAATTTCCCGCCACTATTACGACCGACATGATTGGTAAGCTATTGAAAAAAACGGATGATTCGAGTAAATGGAATCACATGTATATGTAAAAAATGTTATTAATAGTAATAATATAACAATAATAGCAATAATAAATAATAATTTTATTTATTATTTAATTTATATATTTTTTATTTATTTTTAATAATTAAATTTCGGTGTTTTAAATGTTCAAATGTGTAAAACGCTGGCTATATTTTAATAATAGAAATCTCTTTGGTATTATAATTACCTATTTTAAATGCATTATATTTTTTTAATGGTAATAAATTACAAGTTAATTGGCGCCAACCCCCCGTTTTACAAGATTGATCATTTTTTTTTTGATTACAACAATTAACCAATAAGATATATTTAAATTTTTTACTTTCTATTAAATAATCCATAAATATATATATTTCTTCGGTTGTCCAGTGTTGGATAACATCTTTTAATATACACATATCACCATCTATAATACTTTCCTTATTTGTATAAAAATCAAGATGTTTGAAAGTATATTTTGGTTCTGGATATTGAGTTATATGATAATCAATAATCTTTTTATATACATCATAACCAGTATATAAAACATTTATATCATCATATAATAACCTTCCAATTCTAAAATCTCCACACCCTAAATCTACAATATTATTAATCTTATTATCCTTAATAAACTTTTTTACTATTTCTATATATTTTTTATTATATTCTACATCACTGCCGCTACCGCTGCTACCTGAATAATTATTATCTTTATTATTTCCCCATATACTAGATTCATATATATTTGTAAAAATATCTTCCATTAATTATATTTATAATATATTATTTAAGTTAAAAAATAACATATAATCGGCGTTTTAAATGTTCAAGGGTATAATGAATATATTTTGTCTAAATTTTTTATGGTTGAATTATGTAACGCATCTCTTCGTAAAGATTTTTTGTTATATTTTTTTCTTAATATAAATAGATTTTTGACCCAACTCTTATCCGTACCTAATTTTATTAACATATCATAATCAACTGGTATTCTATTCATTATACTATTTATTATAGTATTATTTTAGTATTATTTTAATATTATTTTAATATTATTTTAATATTATTTTAATATTATTAATAATAATCATGATTATATCTATTACCTCCTCGATTGTTTAAATATTGCATTTGTTCAGGTGTTTCACAAATACAACCATTTGAGCTGCTGTATGAACCACTACCACAACATTCTGGGGATACCTTATTTTCCGCAAATATATTTAATTCATCTTCGGCCAGCGGCGGTTTCCTGCCTACTTTATTATTAGAAAGAGGTGAAAACCAATTCATACAATCCGTCATTTGATTATCAACCTCACCTTGAACTTGTCCTGGTACTCCATTCGAAATTAATCCTGCTGGATATATTGACATACTTTCCCGCACCACAAAATTTTCTTTCTTAACGTTACAAAATAACGATAAAGATACTAATCCGCCTACAACTAATGATACTAAAATAATATCATAAGGAATTTTTTTCATATACATTACATAAACATATTTATATTTTAATATTTTATAAATTTATAATTTTCGAAAAGATGCTATAAGTGAAAAGAATAAACTTAATAAGATCACTAATAGCTTGAGAATAATTATCACAAAAAGTAAAATAAGTAGGATAAAAACGGCTACACCACACACGGCGACAGCCGCCGCTAAAACAACAGCTCCAGCTGGTGCAGTAAAGAAACCAGCGATTAATGATGCTGCCAAATAGAATAATCCTAATGCTATACCAAACAATATTATCATTGGTACGTAAAGTATCCAAATCATAAACTTTATTATTTTATTTATTGCCCAACCTAATAGTGTACCTAATGTAAGTAATATATTTAACAACATTTTTTTAAATATTGCTATAACACCCATAATTAGGTGGAAAAGACCTTTAAAAGACGAAAAAATTTTTTTAATATTATACAAAATATTTTTCAGGAAATTTAAAATTTTGTTAAGCACGGATTTAATTAAAGCTATTATTTTTTCGACAAATTTGGCTATTTGTTTAAATACACCAGGTAATTTGCTAAACATATCCACATATAAAGATTGTGTTTGTTTAACAGAGCCTATTATAGATTTAAAGGCGGAGCCTAAAATATTCTCTATGCAATAAAAAAGATTTTCTTGTGTATATTCCATAGCTGTTTTGTCGCTGGGTTTATTGACAAAACCTGCAAATGGTATAACCGATGGTTTGCATCTATTATTAACCCAATCCTTTTTTAAACTATCGGCGGCACCCCGAGATAATAAGTAACTTATAACCCCAACAAATACTAAAATAATTATAAATGCAATCCAAACAAGACCACCATATTTTTCATAATATGTTTGTTTTGTATATATATTTTTAATATCATGTAATAATTTCATGTATATTATATAATATTAGGATATATTTACAATTAAAACATTTATGGGATTCCTTTTCGAACAGCATCCACACCTTCATTCTCTGTAGCTTTACTCTGTCCTCCTTTCTCTGCACTATCTTTACCCGAACTAAGTGTTATTTTTGCCTTAACAGCATCTCCAAAGCTACCTACAGTTTTACCAAAACGCTTAACACCCATTGATAGATTTTGCATCATATTACCGGAAAATTTGGTGGATTGTTTCATTTTATCATTTGTTTCTTTATTTGCTTGTTCTGCACTATCTAAAGCATCATTTGTTAATTGCATATTTTTGTTATTAATTTCATTTGTTTGGTTAACATCATTCAATTGTTTATCAGTACTGGCTGATTGGATATTTTGGACACAATAAGAAAAATTATCATATGCATCGTGTCCATAAGCTTCTGCAAAAAGCATTATTACAGGTTTGCATCTATAATCCGTCCAATTATTTTTTATATTATTCATCTCTAAAGTTAATTTACTAAATGTATGTAAAATAGAGTACAACCATATTATAAATATGGTTAAGGTTATATCTGAGGTATTCATAATAAATTATATTGTTATTTTATTATGAGAGATTTAATATAAATTATCTTTTGCGTGAGCTTCGGTGGCGCGCATGCCGTCTGTATCGTGTGCGTGTTTTATGGCGTGCACTTCGACGATGGCGGCGTGCACTTCGGCGTGTTCTTCGGCGAGCTCGCTGTGTTCTTCGGCGTCGAACTCTTTTTGCACCACCTGTTGACGCGTAGCTTTGCCCACTAAGTTTACTTTGCTGAACGGCTGCTCTTGCGGCAGATAAAGACCCACGAAATCGTAAGAAGCCCTGGGGACAAACCGGGTTTTTTGATATACTTACACCGCCACTAATCGATCCACCGCCCTGAGCATTAACTTCAGCATGCGCTTTCATCGCTTTGTCTAGATTTCTATTTACCATTTCACTATTTGCACTCTCCGTTGTAAGGCCTTCGTATTCGTTATTTACTACACCACAATCAGCCATTTATATACTATATATAAAAAAAAAGTTAGAGAGAATTTAAGTATTATGAATAATGAATACACAAGAACGTTTGCACTTAGATAAAATGATTAAAGAAAACAATGTGAAAGACTATACTAACGAAATTCGCAAAAAAAAACATAGTAGGCCGTTAGCATTAGATTTAAATACTTTTATAGAATTTAACAAAAGAAATCTAAAATTAAAAGCAAACAACCCAGATGAATTTGAACGCATTTTAATTACAAAGTGTCAATTTATGTTTGTAAATTATACGGATATCTTTAATAGGTTAAGAAAAGATGAATTAGATATTACTATATTCACACAATTTATTAATATTCTCCGTCGTATTGAAGAATCGGAATTCGATCAACACGAAGCTTCGTTTGAGGTTGGCAAACTATTAAAACAAATATACATTGACTCGGCGTTGCGAAAAGCAAACAAATTACCAGATAATAAAGAAGAAAAACCGAGTGTCGAACCGAAAAATATAACGTGGAGTGATTATAAAAAAACATCGGGTGTTTAATTTATTTTTAATAAATATAACATAAAAAAGTTATATAGTATTCGTAGTCATAGGTACTTTTTCATTTTTTTTTATCATCCAGTCTTTACCATATGTATTGACTAAAATTTTTTTATAATTATTAGGAATATAAACCTTTTCTCCTTTCCATTTTATTTCTATAAAATTTTTTTTATTTTTATTTAGGTAACAATTTTGTATGGTAAGTTTATTCCATATATCAAAAACATTATCTTCATTATAATCAGCCATATATATATCTATAGACGCATACTCATTTGTTTCTTTAGTTTTTAAAATTCCATTATCATAGTTTTCGATTTCTAAATTATGTGTTAGTAAAAGATTTTTAATTTTTTTATAATTTTTCTTTTCAACAATAATATCTATGTCGTCGTCACCATCTATACAATTGTTTTCACGTATTAAACCTAGTAGAGTGCCGTAACATACAAACCAATCATTTATATTATTTTTATGTAATAATTGAACAATAAATTTTAAAGTTCTATTTAATTTTTGCTGACTTTGTTTATTTCCAAACGTTTCTATAAAATTGTTGGTTTTAAAATTTTTATAAATAATAAAACATAAAAAAATTATAGTTAAAAATAAAAAAATGTTTTTCATCAATAATATAATACTATATAATTTATTAGTAACAAATTGAATACAATTTTAAGAACATAACCCTATCACGCCACACGCCAATCTTTTTCCAGCATTGCCAGTTTTGGAAGATTCTGCATCGTCACCGCGTCCGAGGTCATCTTTATCTTCGTGAATGATTAACATTCTGCCCACGATAGGATGTTTTTTATTTAAGGATACGCTTTTAGCCAATAAACTACCTTTTGATATTTTGTTTTTAGAAGTAATATTACCTAGATCACCCAGATGTCTTTCGGTGCTATTTAATCCACCATGTTTTTTATGGAGAGGATTATAATGTGAACAAGCACTATGACAACCATCTGTTAAATCACCATAATTATGAATATGAAAACCATGATCACCATCACGCAAACCTGCAATATTATATTGCATAAGCACACCCGTCGGTTTTTCAATCAAATGAATAGTGCCCGTAATATTATTGCGGTTTTGGTGTAACACGCAGACACCTTTGGTAATATATTTTTTTTTTAAAGTTTTATTTTTGCAAGAATGATGTTTTTTATTTTTTCGGCGTGTCGTAATAATTGCCATTTATAATAAATATTTTTATTATAAATTGAACTATTTTAAACAAAAAATATAATAAGTAGTATGCCGTATTCCCTTGTTATAGTAGAATCGCCCGCAAAGTGCAAAAAAATAGAAAGCTTTTTGGGTGCGGACTATAAATGTATGGCAAGTTATGGTCATTTACGTGAATTGAAAAATCTACAATCTATTGATATTCAGAATGATTTTGCCCCCACCTTTCACATAACCGAAAATAAAAAACAACAAATCGCCAAACTTAGAACGGCTATCAAAGGAGCGACCGATGTGATTTTGGCGGCGGATGATGATCGTGAGGGAGAAGCAATAGCGTGGCATATCTGTCAAATATTTAATTTACCGCTAGATAAAACAAAGCGTATTATCTTTCATGAAATTACTAAAACTGCTTTACAACACGCTATCCAGAATATGACGACGTTAAATTTAAATGTCGTTTACGCACAACAAGCTCGACAGATCCTAGATTTAATTGTAGGTTTTAAACTTTCACCTATTCTATGGAATAAAATTTCCTATAAAACAAAAGCGGGTTTATCGGCAGGTAGGTGTCAAACACCGGCTCTTCGTCTAATATATGAGAATCAAACAGATATCGATAAAAGTCCAGGGAAAAAGGTCTATCAAACTCAAGGGTATTTTACTGCGAATAATATTTTATTCTCTCTACAACATAATTTTATATCGGAAGAAACCATGGAAAAATTCTTGGTGGAGAGTGTTAACCATGATCACCTATATACCTATGGCAAGGTCAGAGCAACAACCAAAAAACCCCCCACACCATTTACCACGAGTGGTTTGCAACAAATGGCGAGTAATGAATTACATTTCTCTCCAAAGATTACCATGAGCTTGTGTCAAAAGTTGTATGAAGGAGGGTTCATCACCTACATGAGGACAGATAGTAAAACCTATTCGCGTGATTTTGTGAGTAAGATTCAAAAAATTATAGAAAAAACATATGGAGAAAATTATAAGTGTAAAGATATCACGCTGTTAACAGAGAGAAGCGGGGGAAGTGAAAGTAAAAAAAAGAAAAGTAAAGATGTGAAAGCCCAAGAAGCTCACGAGGCAATACGGCCCACAAATATGTTGACAAAAAAAATCCCAGAAACACTTGGTAAGCAAGAAATGCGTTTGTATTCTCTAATATGGCGAAATACCATGGAAAGTTGTATGGCCGAGGCTAAATATAATGGTATCACCGCGACAATAACAGCACCACACGATAACGAATATAGATATTCCACCGAGCAAGTGAATTTTCCAGGATGGAAGATAGTGGCCGGGTATGAAACAGAAAACCAGGATTTTCACTATATTCAAACACTAAAAAAAGGGTCGGTCGTAGAATATAAAAAAATCACTGCAAAAGTTAGTATGAAAGAACTCAAAACACATTATACTGAAGCTAAGCTAGTACAGCTCTTGGAACAAAAAGGCATTGGAAGACCCTCCACGTTTTCATCATTAGTCGATAAAATTCAAGAGAGAAATTATGTTAAAAAAATGAATGTGGATGGCAAAAAACACCGATGTGTGGATTATGAGTTAGAAGATGATGAAATTAGTGAAATAGAAACCGAAAGAGTATTTGGAAATGAAAAAAATAAATTAGTGGTGCAACCACTTGGGGTAGTAGTGATTGAGTTTTTACTCCAACATTTTGATGATTTATTTCAATATGATTATACCAAGCACATGGAAGATGAACTCGATAATATCGCAAAGGGCAATAAAATATGGCATACTTTGTGTGATAAATGTTATACCGAAATTACGGAATTATCACGTGATTTGGGTTGTGTGGATAAACAACAAATAAAAATAGATGATAAACATACGTTTATGATAGGGAAATATGGTCCTATTATAAAATGTACACAAGATAATGCTAAAATAGTATTTAAATGTGTGAAACAAGATATAGATCTCGCGCGGTTGCGTAATGGCGAGTATGATATTCACGATATTGTGGTGGAGAAGCAAAATAAGGATAATAAACTCGGAGAATACAAACATAAAGATGTTATTGTAAAAGAGGGTAAATATGGTAAATATGTTTGTTATGATGGGAAAAATACCTCTTTAACCGGGCTGGAAGATATCACGTTGGAAAATGTGATAAAAGTTATGGAAGAAAATAAAGAAAAGAAGTCATCCGTTATACGAACAATAGACGAGTTTGCCTCTGTGCGGCATGGTAAATATGGAGATTATGTTTATTATAAAAAACCACACTGGAAAAAACCGCAGTTTATAAAGCTATATAGTTTTATTAAAGAGCATGGCAAAGATAGTTATAAATCATGTGATCTTAGAAAGTTAAAAACATGGTTAGAAAAACAATAGTTAGAAAACAATAGTTAGAAAATAGACAATTATTCTCAATGTGAATCTATAAAAGCTCCTTTACAAAAAATATTATTATTATATGGATATAATTCACGCAGAATTTCATGTAAAAAAACGTATATCAGAAATATCCACAGAAATGGGGTGATAAAGGTTGGTACATAATGTTCTAAATTAATATAAAATCCTAACAACCATCCTATTAAAAATACTATTATATCAGAGAGATGATTACCATTTGTTTCTAATATACGTCCTTCCGGTGTTTTGTTGTGTTCAAAAAGTTCAAGCAAAAGATGTAGGGTATTTGCATATAAAAAGTTTTTTTTAGTAGATAACTGTTGTGTTTTTAATAATAAATACGATATCGTGCCCGACACAAAATGAAATTTTGTGTATTTATCATATAGTCCATTACCCATTAGAATTATATAATAAAATTTTATAATAAAATTTTATTATAAAATTTTAACAAAACATGGTATTGCACCCGATCTTGTAATTTTTTTTCATATCATTTCTTAGTGAATTTATTTCGATAGAGAAAGTGAAAGGACAATCTTGAAAATCAACGAGCATACCATTATGGTATCTAAATTTAAATTTTAATTTCTGTATTTTCTCAATAGGAGGGTCATATATTGTTTCTAATAATTTATGTGTTCTATTACTGAAAAAAGGGTTTGCGCCACTTGTTCCAGGTCTACCGGTTACTTGTATTTTAGCAAAGGCAGCATTTACATTGCCGCCATAGGAATTAAGATACATATTGTTTGATTTTGAAGGATGTGGTATAAGCTCATCATAAGAATTAAATTTTTCCAATTCCATATAAATGGCATGTTCGCCATCCAGTTTTGGAAATTTAGGTGAAACTATAATTTTGTAATTTTCCTCAACAGCATCTTCCTCTTCCTCTTCCTCATCATCACCACCTTGGTGGTATTTAATCAATATATTTATATTTACGGGCATACACTCATCATTTTCTTCTGTGGAAGAATATTGTAATTTATCAAAACCAAGTAAATAACCCAAACCCCATTTTGAGGGTTGGCACCATAAAGTTTTACTGGATTCACACGTTTTTTTGTAGCATATTTGATGATCAAAATATAAACAAAAATTTTCACTTGAGTAAAATATAAATTTTTGCATGTTTTCCTGATAAAAAACACTGATATTATCCATTAATGCATCTAAAATATCTGCTAATTGTTCCGGTGTGTAAAAACCATCCGGCAATTCAATATGTTTTAAATTGTTACTGCAATCTAAATCATTAGTAGAATATACTAAAGCATTATTTTGGAATTGTTTGCTAATGTTGTAAAAATGCGAAGGTAAACTTATTTCTGATAACCGAACAGATTGCACGTTTTGTATTGATTCTGGTAGCTCAATTTCAAAATGATTTGCATTCGGCCACTTGCAAACATCGCGATCTTCCGTATGAATGGTGATTAGCTTTCTTTCCGCAGTGTAAAGTTGTTCAGGTGGAATAATCGGTTGAGAAATATTATTATTAAATTTAACAGGAGAACAATTCATAATATAATAAGTAATGAGATTTTAATTACAATAAAATAAATGTATAAAATATATATGGAAATACCAAAAAGTAAAAATCTAGATTCAATGCCGAATTATAGTATGATTAATTTAGTAATATTATGTGTTGTTGGCTTAATAATTAAATTTTGTTTTTCCGAAGGTGTCTCCCCTGATGGAGAAACTGGACCAGCTACCTCAACTATCTGGGGTTATGGGATCTCAGCTATAGCGGTTTTTTTTATTACATTTATAAATTATGCTATAGTAAATAGTATAGAAGACAGCAATTTTACGGGTAATACCATGGAATTTGCTAGTAAATTTGTTGGTTCGTCTTTACCATCTATCTTTACCTTAATATTATTGATGTATATGATATGGTTAAACTTACATTATTTCAAGTTAATAAATATGGGTAAAGTTGCCGACGAATTTTACGATATGTCTAAAATATCAAATATTATTTTATTTTTCCAAATATTTACATTGTTTAAATATCTACAATCCTTGAGTAAAAATAAACAAGATATAACAAATGATGGACCAATAATATATTTACTTAGCTTAATAAATATAATTTTCATTATTATTTTAAATATTATTTTGGAATATTTTTCAACAGATGGTTAATTTATATTTGATAAAAACATAAATTTATAGGTTATACCATATTCGCTGGAAGAATCCCATACTCCGGAAAGTTTTAATATAATATCTTGATTTATATTAGTATAATTATCAGTAAATATTTTTATAAGACCAGATTGTATTTGTGCTTTAATATTAAACATTTTATGTTTATCTAGATCTAATTTATTTAAGATATCATGTTCTAATTTTACAATTTTATGAATAAAGTCTTTATTATTGCTAAGGTCAAAAGTACATTTATATTTTTTATAAAACTTTTCTATTCTAATATCATTTAATGAAATTTTGATAAGTAATGAATTTAGTGTATATAAAGATGTTGAATACATTAATCGTGTAAAATTTCCTTCTGGTATGATATTATTGTTGCTATTTTTCCCAAAAAAAAAATTATCGGTATTAATATCATTAATATTATGAACAATATACATAATTATATATACACTTATACGTTTAAGTGGTATATATAACGCCCTCCAGCAATTATTTATCAGATACAAAGTATTTGTATAAAAGAAATAATAAAGGTATTTTTAAACTAAATACTAATGAAATTATCAAATAAATTTGATGATTATATTACAAATTATTCAAATTATGCGTTGCATCATAATTATAAAAATTTATATAAATCTTTTCCATCAAATATCAAGGATCTTAATAATTTTATTTTTTATGGTCCAAATGGAGTAGGAAAATACACGCAAGCACTAGCTAGTATATATAAATATAGCCCCACGAAATTAAATTATGAAAAAAAGATATGTATTAATTATAGTAAATATCAGTATTATATTAAAATAAGTGATATTCATTATGAGGTTGACATGTCATTGTTAGGTTGCAACACTAAATTATTATGGGATGAAATATTTAATCATATTATAGATATTATATTAACAAAAACAAATCAAACGGGCATTATAGTATGTAAAAATTTTGAAGCTATCAGCACCGAACTATTAGAATCATTTTATAGTTATATGCAAACCAAACATAGACATAATATTAAAGTAAAGTTTATTATTCTAACCTCGCACATTAGTTTTATCCCCGATAATATTGTGAATAGATGTAAAACAATACATTTTGCCAGACCCTCCAAAGCGCAATATCACAAATGTCTGGCACCAAAAAATAAAATAGACAAAAAAATTAGCTTGAATAATATTTCAAATATCAGTAATTTACAAACAAACATAACGCAATTAATGTGTCCTCATATTAATATTTGCAATAAAATACTAGATAGAATCATAAATATCGACAATAACAAATTTACGGAGATCAGAGAACTACTATATGATATTTTTATTTATGATCTAGATTTAACAGAATGTGTTTATTATATTATCCATGAATTAATAAAAATGAAGCGAATAAAAACCAAACATGTTTCTGGATTAATCGAAAAAACCTACTTATTTTTTCATTTATATAATAATAATTACAGACCAATATATCATTTAGAGAGTTATATATATTATTTAATAAAGACAATTCATGATTTTAAGTGAAGCCTGTACTATATTACATATTAATGTACCCTATTCACAGCGAGAATTAAAAACGAAATATTATAAAGCCGCGCTTAAGCATCATCCCGATAAAAATAAGAACGATGTACAGAGCACACAAGAATTTCAAAGAATATTAGAAGCTTATCAGTGTTTATCGAAGCAACTAGATGACAACGAACATCCTATTCACCAAGAAGATGTGAGTTATGATAATATTTTGCGTAAATTCATGTATTATGCGACTGGCAATAATACTGCGCAAATGGAGCCGATTATACACATGATAACAAAAAAATGTTCTGCGATGCCAAAAAAAATTTTAGATTCTTTGGATAAAAAAACGCTCCATAAAATATACGATTATGTACAAGTATATGCTGATGTCATTGGTATATCTGAAGAGTGGATAAACACGATAGAAGAGTTAATAAAAAAAAAATGTAAAAAGGACAATGTATATGTGTTAAATCCAACGATAAATGATTTATTCCATGATGTAATATATAAATTAGAAGTAAATGATGTTTATTATATTCCATTATGGCATGAAGAGGTGGAGTTTGAATTAAACACGGAGAATAATGTTAATAGTTCAGTAATAGTACGATGTGTACCGGATTTACCGAAACATATTTATCTTGATCATCATAATAATATTAATGTCAATATATCATTAGAAATTTCAGGATTATTAACAAAAGACAATATAGCAGTATCGATAGGCAATGAAATATTTAACATTCCTACTAAAAATTTATATATAAAACCTATTCAAACTTATACTTTTTTTGAAAAAGGGATTGCGAAAATAAATGCTGGTGATATTTATAATTGTACATATCGTAGTGATGTTATTATCCACATTGCTTTACATGAATAAATTATAATAAAAAAATTTATTATAATTTATTATAATTTATTATACTATCAATATACTATATTTATTATTTTTATTATTATACTAGTATTATACTATATTTTTATGTAGCTGCCGCTGCTTTCTTTACTTTGCGGACAACCTTTTTCTTTTTTGGTGCAGCTGCAGCCTGCTTCGGTGCGGGCGGTGGCTCTGGTGGAGCCACTACCTCTTCCGCGGCGGCACTACCTCCCTCTTCCACAGCCTCGCCATCATCGCTATCTTCGACAATCTCCTCGTTAGCATCCTCGAGTGTATCGGCCTGTTTCTCTAGACGGCTTTTCTCCGCACTGGACAGCTGAATAAAGCATCGTCCCTTTAGATTAGCGCGTGGCTTTACAACAGCCTGTACAAGACGCCAAGTGCAACCAAATTTGCCATTTGCAAACCAAAGGCCTCCGCACCTAATCACTGTCGCCACATTGGAGCCCTTGGAAATAAGCTCGAGCGGCATGGTTCCATTATCGTTCGGAAATAGAGTTTCCTGCTTCATATCGTAAATCTCGCAATCAAATGCATCGTCCCAATATGACAGCTTAATCCTAAGGGTCGGTGGACGCGACATATCTGGCTCACCCGTATGCTGATCCTTCGGATAACGAAGCATGGGGTGACATAGAGCATCTACCACATCGCTTGAAATTTTTGTTTTGTTTAGTAGTTTTTTACACTCGGCCTGTACATGTTTCTTAATTTCCTCCTGAAAGTTTACCATATTCGCAAGGAATGCATTCGTTTCCGATGTTGCATACTCCTCTTTCGGAAACTGCAGCGACATATCATATGTTTTTTTGCCACTCATCTCATCTACATACTCGTTTACACCCCAGGTCAGCATAAGCGGGGTTGTTAGTACTAGTGATGTTTTAGCTTTTTTATTCTGGATATTCACACTCTTGCCACCGGACTTATTCGTCTTTGGGTCAGCAAACTGATAATCATCAGTGCTGAAGTTAGTTGCGCTCAAAATCTGGTTCTCTGTGTCACTCATAGTTAATGTATATTATACACGGGGTTTCTCTAAATCAATTTTTTTTATAATTCGCACAAAAATAAAATCTTACATGTTTCAGTGTTGCAAACTGAAATAACATTTAATTATAACCTTGATAATTAAGTATTTGATAATATCATTTGATAAAATGAAATTATTAAAACTATATTTTTATATATTTATTTTTTTATTTTTATTTTTATTTTTATTTTTATTTTTATTTTTATTTTTATTTTTATTTTTATTTTTATTTTTTTTTTTATTTTTTTTTTATTTTTTTTTATTTTTTTTTAAGCCGAGCTTGACGCATCAGACTTTGTGGCTTTGTGAAAATGACGGCTCATGTACTTCTGTAGGTTAAAATAGGTTAGCTCATCCGAGTCGGTTAGAGACAGAAGTGTCGAAAGCTTCTGGTCAGCGTTGATTTTACGACCATTAACCTTATCCTGAAGATTATGTGCCCGGATGTAGGCATTAATCTCGCGTGTTACCTCAGTGCGCGCCATCTCCGTACCGGAAGGCTTCTCGAGGAAAGAAGCAAGCTCGTCGCTAATCTTGGTAGGCTTGACAAAACCACTTGGGGCACGTACACCAGCACGCTTCTTGCGCTTGGCAGTCACCTTATCCGCGGTTTTAAGCTCCTTAAGCGTTTTGCGCTCAAGGACACGAAACTCCTGACGAAGAGTAGATAGAAGAGATACAGCCTGCTGGAGTTTCGCAAGGTATGCGGTAAACTCACTTGCCATTAGTGTTGCCGATGTTTTCTCCTCGACAACTGCCTCTGGTACGCTGGCAGTCTCGACAACTGGTGGGGCTGGGGTAGGTGGTGCTGCAACACTCTTGGTCTTCGGCGCGCGCTTAGGAGCGGCGGATTTCTTCGAGGTTTTCTTAGAGGGGGGTGCTGCGGATTTCTTGGTGTTTGCCATTATACTCTATCATAATAACATTTTTTTAAGTGTTTTAACGCATTATATATTTAATTTATGACCATCATGCATGTGTCGTCTAAATGCCAGAATCTATAAGATTTAAACGACCGATTCAGACAACCGATTCATACAACCATGGCATACTACTGGCTGCTTCTTTACTTACTAAAGTTAATGCACATAATACGTATGTAGAGCCTAAATATTTGCTTTCATTATTTATGCCAGTATTGACCATCTTTTCCATAACACTGAGTGCTTTACTTTTTAACATTTCTAGGGTATTATTACGTAAACTTATCATGTTAATAGCACCAAAGGGGTTTCCATATGGCGGACATATTTCTCTTTTAGTGTTGTTTGATAACTGAGCTCGATAATCCCATATATCGGCTAAAAAACATATTAGCTTTACTACTTTAATTTTGTCTAAACTTGTAAACCATTGTATGTTTGTATAATTCCCTAATGCGTCCATTTTCTGAAAAATATCTAAAGTTCGTGTTTCTATTAATTGCTGTGGCGATAAGATCACATTGGTCTCGTGAATAGACAATGTCGATATGCCATGGGTAAAACGTGAATAATGCATTGATAACTTAATTAGTTGCTTAATATTTTTTTTAACAGAACACGGAAATTTTTGGCGGTTATACGGATTTTCCATTTTTCGTCCTTTCGAAAATAACTGATATAATGATTTAATATCGAAACCATATATTTTCTCATCTTTATCTTTATAACTATAAAATTGGTCGTGTGGTATAGTTTTAATATCATCCATGGAATAAAAATCGGTTTCATTTACACATATTGTTCTTTTGAAGCGTGCTGGACCATGTAATTTATTGTACTTCTGTAAAATAAAATTTTTGTAAATTTTTTGTATACAATCAACACTTTTATATATCCGTAAAAAATTGTATATTCGGTGTATTAAGTCATTTTTTTTGCCAGTACATTTTATTTTATAATATTTACATATTTGTTTGAGTTGTGGTACATTATAGTTGTGTTGAATTAAAAAATTGTAATCTTTCATAGTGGGAATAATGAAATTTAAATCTTTAATTTTTGTTGGATTTTTTGTCTTGGTTAAAACTGAAATACTATAATCCTGAATAATTTTTTTCCCATTAACTTGGGTATGTTTCATATATAATATATACATATTCTCTCTTCAAATGGTTTTACATTCTTACAATTATGGTAATGTAGTGTGTTCTTCTTTATTATGTTAAGTCTCATTCGGTACTGATAATTCGTTATTGATAAATATAAAATTAAATGTTTCTAAAAACTTTTTTAAACTACTATAATCTGGTGGAGTAAGCGTTTTTTTATTAGCACAATTATATGGTTCCACCAAAAACATTTTGTGAATGTTAATATATTCTTGTATATCTAACGATGTGCATACTTTATTTTTTACAATCCAATTACAGAAAGATAAAGAACTATTATTTTTTCGATAATTTTCATATTCATTATATAGAATATATATATCGCTAACCCCTGTATTATAATCAGTGCCAGTTAGCACACACAATTGCGTGAATACTTTTTGCGAAATATTCAGTATTTTTAAAATATTACTCAGATTATATAAAACTACTTTGTTGGTCATAAAGCTAATATACCTTAAAATACGTGGACAGCCATACACAAACAAATCAGTATCCTCACTCAGACAGGCCCAAGCATATCCACCAATGACCATGGAAGCACATAATTTGTCGGCCTCTTGCTCTGCTTCGTGGTATTCTACGCCAAAGAATCTCATCATTTCTTTAATATCCACAATATTATACCATTTAATTCGCGTACATTCCTTTTTATACTTCTGCAATTGCTTATTATTATTGATATACATTTGCGATTTTCCGAGTAGGGCGAGATCTTGTTTTAATTTATTATATTTTTTTTCGGCATTTTTCTTTTTAACTCTGCGCTCTGCTATTAATTTGTCTTTTTCTATCGGTGGTTTGCCATCGAAAATAAAGATGGGTGTAATATTATAGTGTAGTAATGTCGAAATCATCGAAAACATACCTTCAATAATATGATTATCTTTCGCATATTTATACATATAAATACTGGTATCTATTACAATTTTTTTACCCGCTAAATTACGTAACGAAATCGGTGTAATTGCGTCATGTTTGTGATCATTATTACATTTACCACGTATAAATTTATTAAGTTGATTAATACCCATTGAATTTTTATAACTCTCCGGTTTACCACGAATATTATATTCAATTTTTAAATATAAGATTAAATATAATTTCTATCATGTAAAAATGTATTGTTTTATTTGGTTTCTATACATGTCATACGTAGTGTATATAATAAAAATTTTTGTTTGTCGCTATAATTTATATTTAGGTGGTCGATTGCTGGACGTAATTCAGGATTTTCATATTGTTCTTTGATAAATTTAACAAAACTATCGATGTTATAGGTTGACATAGAAAACCTAAACAGGTTTGTATTATTTTTAGTACACCATAACAAAAAATTGTGGAAATCGTTCATAAATAAACCTGTTACTACAAAATATGACAAAACATTGCTATCTTCTTTATACATTTTTCGAAGTGTTTCACATTTAAGATCGTGTACATTAGTTAAATCAGCATAGTCCATATTCATAAACTTTAATACTTTCTTCATTTGCATAATGGAAAATATTCTTTCACATTGCAACGCAAACATAGTATAAAGAATGTAGTTTTCTTTATCGTTTATATTTTTAAGTGAATAATAACTACAGAATGCCGCGTTTAATATCCTCGACCAAGTTTCCGTATATGCTTCACAAATTAAAAAATCACTTTTAACTGGAAAGATACTCTTGACATAGTCTTGTATTTTTTTAGCATTATTGTCTATAAAATCAAAACCAAAACTATGAAAGGTTTCGTGAATGAAAACCTTTTTCCACTCTTCTTTTCTGTATACTATTAGCTCATTGTCAGATTTACAATGATACGTTACACCCGTATTTACGTGTTGAGAACTAATGATGGTTTTATTGTCCATGGGTAGTTTTTTCTTGAAGGGGGTCAAATAAATATAGATCGATAATGTTTTCGAACATGTATCTAGAGAGAATTTATGGCAAATATATAACCAAGAAAACACAAATTCGGCGTGCTGATTAAATTTATCGATATTTTGAATATCTTTATCATTTGTTAAGCCAAAAATTATTTTAAAAGTTTTTTTCCCAAAACGCTGCTGGTATATTAATTGATATTTTAATTTTTCATCAATATAAGTTTTTATGTTATGGGGAAAATACTTTCCACCATAAATTCCCGGCGTAATAATTTTTTCAGTCAACGTTGGATGTAACGTGGTCGAGATATTTTTTTTCACAAATATATTTGCTTGATTAATTTCATCATATAATAATAACATGATTTTTTCTAACGAATTTTTGAGTCTTAGATTAGTATCTATTGATTTATAGACTCCTATTTTTTTTATATTCGGTATAATATGTTTTATTAATTTGCCGGACTCTTTGTTAAATTGCATATATTATATTAAGCTATTATGTTTTATATTTAATACAATTATTTTATGTTGTGTAAAATAATTGTCTTTTTCACAAAATATTGTTTACTCTTGTTGTGCCAGTTCTTTTCTGATTTCCATCAAATAATTAAATGTAATAGGGGGCGAACCTCTTGAATAATGTACTAATTTAGCTTTTTTTGTTGCTAAAAGTAATTTTTTTAAATCTTCATGCTGTGTAAATTTTGCCTTTTGTGCAGCTTTCATTTCTAATTCTGACCGACCTCTAAAGAAATCTTCATCTATCATGATTTTTCGACCAAATATATATCGTCCTTTGAATTTCCCACTTTTTCCACCGGCAGATTTCGCTAACGTTGGGTTTTCGGATAATTTCAAACCATGTTTAGGATCCGCATTATCCATGATGATGGATTCGGAATCTAAGGAAAACAACGCATATATTTTTGGGTTTTCTTTTTTAAACTTGGAAGCCTGATAATAATGCTCTACCGATTGCCATAGTTTGGAATCTAACGTGAAGGGCGCTTTCCAAAAATTACTTAGTTTCTTTCGCCATTGTGGAATATTCTTTAATTCTGTATAGGCATTAAAATCATCTTTATCTATTTTCTCTCCAGAACCATAACCTGGTTTCTTATTATCATTGGAATTAGAATAGAACTGGAATATTGTTCCTTCGTTATACAGATCACTATGCATATCTTGTATGTCATCCTTTGCTGGTATTGTTTTATTTAATTTTCTTAATAATTCTTTAAATTCTGGTATGAAACGATAAGGTCCACTTTCACCTTCCATGCATTTATCAACAATGCGTTTTTTAATGGCGTTATCAATCTCGCCAAAGGTTAGATTTGCTTTATTTTTATATTTGATAAGCTCATAATGTTTACCAACATAATTACATAATATATAATGGGTAGGTTCAAAAATTCCTTCTTCTTCTAGAATAGTATCGTTCAGTTGACCACATTGCAAAATGTTATCTATATCCCCTGCATCAAACATTTCTTTAGAGAGAAGAACTAGTTTAATATTCAACACGCGTTCTAATGTTGAAATGCTCCAAGTTTCACCCCAAAACTTATTTGTTTCAATAATCGCTTTAAAGGCCTCGAGTGTTGTAATTCCTGTCATAAAATCAAACTCGGTATACAAACTTTTGGCATTTTTATATTCAGACAAGGTTAATTTATATTGTTCGGCTAATTTTGTTCCTTCTTCAATGATTAGTTTTTGAGCGACAACATCTTTGGTTAATTTCTTTTGCGATTGTAAGGTACCCATATATTTCTTCATATCGCTTAGTGCCTTTTTTAAAGTAGCCATTTCTTTTATAGCAAAATCATGTTGTGTTTTGAATCCTTCAAATACAGATTGTGTCGCATTATCAGAAAGTATTTTTCTTAACTCTTGAACACTAATATTTTTGGAGGTATTTTCTAGACCGAGGTTAATTGTATGAAATAAACAATCCCCATCCCCGGGTGTATTTATTATTTCATAGTCATCTGTCTCAAATACATTATTAAGCCAATTAGTTTTGGATGTTTTAGTGACAATGTCACCAACAACCGCAGTATCGGGATCCGCAGCATCAGCAACAACATCAGCATCCGCATCCGCATCCGCAGTATCGGGATCCGCAGCATCCGCATCCGCAGCATCC